AATTTTCCAAAATTACAAATTGGTTGCTCATTCTTACAAGCACAACACATCTTGAATTCAGACATCTGTATATATCTACCACTAATTACCTTTATATTATTTTCAAAATACAATATTTTTATTTTTACGTCTTTAAGAACTTCCCGCAATTTGGTTTTGTCGCTACTTGTTACAACTTTAGCAACAAGCAACTAGCATCTGGGGATGACTTACGTCATTGTGAGCCCACAACATATTTTCACTGAAACATTTCTCACATTTTTCAGTATGGATGCTTTTATGCCCTGCAGATTTTAAGGCGATAAGAGGCAATGCTAAACCAGGATTGGTACAAAACCAGAATTGAAGTGGAACATATAAAGTAGTTTCTGGAAGAGCATTTCTTGGAGCACAAACTTGACGAGGAGCTAATGAGTCGCAAGGACCATCAACTTCAGAGAAGGAAGGATCAGTGATAAAAGTTAATTGAGTAGTGTTACCAATCATCTTAAAGTATCCACGTTCCTGTTCAGAGGTCATAGTTAATTGATTCCAAATATGCATCCAGTCACCATATTGACGATCAATGCGTTGACCACCAATTTCGACTTCAACTTGAGCAATTAATTGCTCTCCTGGGAAATCTAACCAACGAGCATAGACACCAGATCCGACGCCAGCAGCGAAGGAAGCAATGCCCATGAGTTGATTAATTTCTGGTAAGGTGACTTGTAAGTAGGTTCTATAAGCAAGGTCACCATTTCTGCTAATAGTACATTGGACACGTCTACCGAAGTCAGCTTGTCCATTGAAGGTTTGTTCGATTGATTCAATCGCGAAGTTGGTGTAACGTCTGTAAGTTACTTTCCAGAAAGTGATTTGTGGATTTCCGGTGAGGTACACATCTTGCAATTATCCACATGATTTCTCGTGTGGGTAGAGTACACCTTAAGAATTCTCCAGTGTGGCTAGCACTATCACAGAATCCCGACTAACGTCTACTCGTTGAACGTTCAACTTTTTTCTACCATTAAACAAAAAAAGTTGCTTCGCTGCGGATTATCCAATCTTTAGAATTGTTACTATGCCTACCAGTCTTTCTCTGAAGGTATTATATATGTCACCATACATAAGTAGTATCTAAAGCTCTAAGGAAGTTCCCGCAATTTGAAAGTCTTGCAAAATAGATTTTACTATTTTACTAGCGAGTTATATATTGATTTTTCATCAATCGTATATTTACACTATTCACCCCACACAGAGATATACGACCTGTATAGGTAGCTCACTGTTGATGCCCAAGAGTTAAGCACCATAAGCCACGAGTTGCATAAGTCCGCCGCCCATTTTATAAAATGCCTAAAGAAAAAATTTTTGTGGAAAATAAATTATTTAATTCACTAATAATTTATTTACCTACATAATTTAAGAAAGTAATTTATTAATATCCATATTATCCTTCACAAACATGGTTAAATAATTATCTTCAAATATTTCCTTCTTTCCTTCGTGATTTTTTGTGAAAATATATGATTCTTTTCGTTTCTTAATAGACCAACCATCATCTAATGCGTTGAATAGGAAAATCATTTTCTTAATCTTCATTTTATCAATGTCTAATTTTTTAGAATCTACCTTTATTTCAATATCCATTTATTTTACTCTAGTATTCTTTTAATTTTGTTTAAACTTATTTTTCAACTTTTAAGAAAAGTTGAGCAAAAGATTTCTATTTTTAAGAAAAGTTGAGCCAAATATTTACTCTTTTAAGAAGGTGGAGCCAAATATTTCCATGTTATATATTTACTCTTTCTAGTCTGTCTAGTCTATCTTGTATAGTATCTAATCGATTCAATATTTCATTGAATTTGCCAATATATTTCGTAAAATCATACAGATTATGAAATATTAAAGTGGTCGTCATTACAAAAATATATGTTATAATAGGTTCAACCATTGTTACATAAAATAATAATTATATTTCTATATTTTTTACATATAATATGTGATACAACTTATCCACTAGGCTGATGTCCATCTTTCACACTTCCATAAGATTTATCCGTTTTATCAATATTTTTTAAATCAAGTTCTATTGAAAGCAAACGATATGTGACAGATTCATATCTGTCCATTGTTGTTTGATTATTTGCTACAGTATTTATTCCCTGAATAATTTGTAAAGCCAATATTGTTTTCAATAAAAATCTTTCGTTCATTAATAACAATGATTAGTTGTATTTATATTATTTCTTTATTGATATTGACCATACTCCGTTTTATAAATCGCGAATAATGTTTTTCTCCATTATCGAGAGTATTTAAATTACTTTTCACAATATTTCCATTCTCATCAGAATAATATATGTTTTGAATGATGTATCCCAATTTATTAGGAAGATACTTTATTGTTTCAATACATTTGTAACATGGCTTACTCATCTGTAATTTGTTTTTTTGTGAAAGCCTAACAACTAACAAATCCACCTTTCGACATCGTTTTCTTTTTCTAAGAGGACACAACTTTTTAATTGCATCGTACTCCGCGTGTATTCCAGGACCACCATCTCCCGTCTTATTTATACCATAATTCAGTATTCGCTTCTTGGTAAATATACAGGCAACGTGATTAAACTGACTACACAGATTTGAGTTCACACACGTTTTTCCTTGTTCATATTCCTCAATATTAGCATTTATGGGCAAACAAAATCGTTTTATGAATAATTTATCAATTAAATATTGTTCCATTTTGTTATAAATAATGTCAAAGATTTTAATTCAATTTTATTATTTTCTTAAATTATAAATTAAGAAAATATATTTATATAGAGTTATGCCTGTGTTTAAACCAAAAAGTACAAAAAAGTTTAAAATTTGTAAGAAGTATACAACAACACTGGATGGAAAGCATAATGAGTTTATCAATGAGTTTAATAAATATGAGTTCGTTATAATACCCACACTTAAAGAAGAAAAACATAATTTAACTAAACAATTAGAAGATACAACTAACATGAATATAGATCAAATTATGGACATAAAAGATAGAATAAAAGAAATTAACAAAACGATCAAAGAACTCAAAAATAAGAAAACCGACTATTTCCTAGACAATTCCAAATACATTTTTGAATATTTCGAAAACAAAAAAAACATAAGCAACACGGATGATTCGAAGAAGAAAGTCACTTCTAAAAGTCAATTACTTTTTAACATTTTCAAAATAAAGCAATTTACCGATACCGATAATACATTAAATGCTGAAGATGAGACAAAAAATAAAAATATTGTTCAAAAGTATTTCAGCAACATTGATGAAAGCTTCCTAGATATGAATCTATATGTTTGCGAAACGGACATATGTCAGACTTGTCGCAAAGGCGAGATGATACCATTGGAAGACGAAGGTGTCATGATATGCAATGCTTGCTATACAAATGTTCCGTTTTTGATTGAAAATGAGAAACCTAGTTACAAAGAACCACCAAAAGAAGTGTGTTTCTATGCTTATAAAAAAATTAATCACTTTAAAGAAATATTGGCACAATTTCAAGGGAAAGAAACGACACAAATACCTGATGATGTAATCGAACAAATACAGCAACAAATTAAAAAAGAGAGAATTGGTTTATCAGACTTGAAATATTATAAAACAAAAGAGATACTGAAAAAATTGGGTTTCAATAAATATTATGAACACATTGCTTTTATTAAAAATAAATTGGGAATAAAACCGCCAATCCTAAGTCCAGAATTGGAAGAAACATTATGTAATTTGTTTATGGAGATTCAGGCACCATATGCTCATGTGTGTCCAGATTATCGCGTAAACTTTTTAAATTACTATTATGTATTCTATAAATTTTGTGAGTTGTTAGGTGAAACCCAATACTTACCAGATATCCCATTATTGAAAGATCGCGAAAAATTAATAGAACAGGACGAAATATTTAGAAAAATATGTATGATATTGGATTGGGAGTTTATTCCAACTGTATAATCAACTTTTTCAACTTTTATAAAAAGTTGTTTTTATGGTTTATAGTTTATCATATTTTTGAATTGGTCATATTCATCTTCTTTGTATGCTATTGGTTCCGTTGTTATTGTTGTTGTAAAACCATTGCCTCCTTTGAAATGTCGTTTTTTAAATCGTTTTTTTGTGTTTGTTTTCGTATTTCTAATCGTTTTTCTTCGTCGCCTTTTGTTAGTTCTGCTTCCGCCATGTTTTCTTTTTTTAGCAATATGTTCTTCCTTGTCAAGTCTATCTAACAATTGATCGATGAAATCATCAGGATTATTTGCGGTTTCCAATAATTTATCCATTATTTTTTTCAGTTTGGCGAAAGTAAAGTTGTAATTTTCTAGTTGGTGAATATATACATCATCTAAACCATATTTATTTGCTAATTGTTTCCGTTGTGATTCAGTCAAGTTCATATTTATATATTATGTAACGAATAAAATATATAAATTTACAGGGTTAAACCCTGTACGACCCTAATTATATTAACAGGCTTTAACCCTGTACGACCCTAATTATATTAACAGGCTTTAACCCTGTATTTACATTGGGAAGTGAGCTAAGTTCAATCCAATTCCTAAACCTGTTCCAGTTCTGGCAGATACTCCCATCGAAGGAATATATGTATCTAAAATAGCGAATGTTGCAGCAGCAGTTAAAGCCAATAAAGCAATTTCTTCAAGATTTAACGAACGCTTTGGAATAGCAAACGCCGCGATAGCAACCATCAAACCTTCAATCAAATACTTTACGACGCGTTTAATAAGTTCGGAAACATCAAATAATCCAGGCATTATTATATAATTAAAATAGAAAAAAATATAATTTAATAAATTAATACTTAAAACGAACAATTTACTAAATATATTAAATGAGTAAAAAGAAAGCTTTTGAAAAAAAACTTAACAAAGACGGAACTCCAAATCGCAAATATGTTGATTTATTACAAGTTGATAAACCTATTGCTGGACAAGCTTATGGTTGTTTTTCTTTCATCTCTCCAGGAAAGATACTTAAGCAAAGAGAATTATTCTACTTTGAAGAGTTCTTAAAGCAATGGGAAATGAATAAATCAATGGAAAAGTTTCATCAATTCTTGAATTTCTTATCATTTAAATACAAGTTACAATTTGAAGAAATTATAAAGGATTTCGAAACATTTGTCAATGAAGAGCGTGAGTTAATTGTTAGTTCTTCTGTTGAGGCCGACTATAAAAACTTTTTAGACAGAGAGGAAGATAACTTGATGAAACAGTTCAACATTAAACACAATTTTCAGACTTCTGTTGCTGGATTTAAATCTCGTGGAAATTACTCTACTGAAGAGGAAGCTGAATTGCGCGCAAAAATGTTGCGAGAATCGGATCCAGATTTTGATATTTTTGTCGGTCCAGTTGGTGTGTGGAATGTTTGGGATCCAGAACCATACAAGACTGGTCGTGTTGAATACATGGAAGAGGAATTAAATCAACTAGTTCATGAAAAGCAAAAGAATGAAAATATTGCTAAAACTGCTTTCGAACAGCGTGTCAAGGAAGCTAAACAGAAGGCAATCGAAGACAATAAGAAAAATGCAGAGAAGTTTGGCGGCGCTGTTACTCAAGATATTGATGCCGAGGGGAACCTTATCGGTATCGGTAACACAAGTATTGAAAATACTTTTAGCAATAAGGATCCGGAAAATATTACTGTGGCTGATTTGAGAAGCGAATTATTCGATGGCGAGAATATTGTTGTTGGTAAGACTGATTATGGACAGAGTCAGTTAAAATCTGGACCATTTGCTAATAAACGCATTGATTCGTAAAATATTTATATTTTTTATAGTGAAAGTTTGTATATAAATGTATACAAGAAATAAGGCAATTGAAGATAGAATTAAAAAACATGATGAATATAGGAAAAAAGTTGGTAATACATGGAGTCCATATAGTGGAATGGCTATGGATGGTTTGTCTGAAGGAGAAAAGCAATTATTATATGAAGAAATTAGATATATGAAACAGCATCCAGAATTATATAAAAAATAGATTGATTATTTGTTAGTTGTTTAAGAAAAAGTTAAGTTAGAACATAATTTTTTCTTAAATATTTCCTTATCGTATATAAATGGGAAAGTATGGCATTTTAGCAACTACGTCACTAATGTTCAATGTTGTTGCCTTCTATATGTTAGTTATCAATATTCATAAAACAAAAAATACAAGCAGTTTCAATTGGCCTTATCTTCTAGGCAACACTATTGCCCAAATATTGTTGATGATTTATGGTATTGCGAATAATGCGCCAGAAATCTATGGTCCAACTGCTTTACTGTTTGTCGGTTTTGCATACATTATTTATGTTAAGCGCGAAAATATGTAGGAGCTACAGTTACATAAATTGAACCTGTTTTAGTCTTTGTTAGTTGGTAATTGTCTACATATCTACTTCTAATTACTTCGCTTGTTATAATTCCATTGTAAATGTGTAGTTTTTTGGTTTTTGCATTATAATGGACATTCATATCTGTGAAAATCTTAACCTTGGCATCATAAAAGGATTCCAATTTTTTTCCAATTGAATTGTGAAATGATTCAAAATTGGAAAAATGCTTTTTATACATTCGGTAACCTAAACTAACAAATCCTTCTTTCGTTAAAATGTCATCAATTTTGAGTATGTTGTCTATTGTTATAAATGGCTTCTCAGTCATATTATTTGTATTTAAAGTTTTGTTTAAATACTAATTGTAATTCAATTTTTAAAAATCATAATACTTTTTTGCTCTCTGAGCTGAGAGAGCAAAAAATGAAACCATTATGCTCTCATATATTTTTACAATTTACCATTTACTCTTCTTCACTGCTATTTTGGGTCCAGAGCCTCTCTTTTTTACATTGTTTGGGTCATATTGTTCAGCATCATCATCGTCATCATTGATTTGCTTGGATAATTCCCAGAATTCCTTGGAACCCAGATGGAAATCGTTGTGAGCTTCGGCTTTATACCAGAACACTTGGTCTTGTAACTTATTTGACTTGGAGTTATTATTTATCACGAGACACTCATAATTTTCAGTACATTGATCCATCACCTGACAAAAGGACTCAAATGTAGGAAACATACCAGCATAATTGTCATATATGCGTTTTCTATTTGCGATATATGGCTCTCTCAAAATAAAGACGTAATCAATGTTAGTTCTGAGCGTTGGAGGAATACCTAGAGGATATTGCATAGTAATAAGCAACATAACCTTCCAGTGTCTCAATTATACCATTTTCATTCAGACATTTCCTTCTGAAATCATTAAATCTATGCTTTTTAAATGGGCATAGTATTCTCTCGAATAGGTTTAGACTATATCTTAAGGCATCATTGAAATTGGCTAGATTTCTCAACCCCACGAGCATTTAGTCGTTGAACTATCACCATATCCTAACCTTGACGGACTTAGGTGACGAGCTGCGGATTGTCTTTATTTTATACATTATTACTGTACCTTATGTGATTAACATAAGCCATTACTATATTTCTATAATAACTTAGTAGTATAAACTTATGCAAGATGTCCCCGCAATTTGGACGTGTCGCTTGCTGATTAAAAGCAAACTAGCTATTCTTTTGGAATAACTTTTAGGCAAACAATTCACCATTCATAAAAAGTAATCGCATCATTTTATCGCGAGCCCATGTATTGTCATACAAGCAATCATCTAATATAACGAAAGTGCGCGGATCAATTGTGCTTCTCTTAAAAGACTCCATTTGCTTTCTAATTTGCTTCAAAACATCGCGTTGTCGTTTCAAAATATTTTCAACAATGGCCGTATTATATTCATTATGTATAAACAATTTCGGAACCATTTTGCCGTAAAATCCATTACCTTCTTCAGTTCCGGAAATAACAGTTCCAATTGGAATATCCTGATGATAATAAAGCAAATCTCGCACCAAGAAAGATTTACCAGTATCACGACGTCCAATTAAAACAATAACAGGTCCTTTGGACTCATTTGGTTTGAAACTAATCGTTTTCATATCAAATCTCTTTAGTTCTAGATTCATAATAATAAGTAATATAAAAATAATAAAATAAAAAACGCATAATTGAAAACATTAAGTTAAAAACATTTTAAATTAATATAAATAATTGCTAATGACAATTTCTGTAAATTATCAGAAACGAAAAAATACTCACTTGTTTAGTAAGTTTAAGAATAACAAGAATATTCATCTAACAAATGCTCAAAACTATATTCCAATTTACGACAGATTTTTTTCACTAAACAGCACCAACTGGAACTCAATAAATCTGAATAATACATTAGCAATAACAGATATTAAATCAGGCAAAGATAATACATTTCTAACAACATTAAAGCACACGATAACAGAAGAAGAACATAATTCAAAAATATTTATTAAAATTATTCCATTGTTAGACCCATTTAAATACATTATTGGTAAATATGATTTAACAGACGAAAACTTATTTAATTTGCCTTCATTTGACAAGACAATGAAAGTTCATCCAAAAATATTGGAACCAAATAATTTATCATATGTGGATAGTTTCTTTTCATTTTTATCTAGTAGATTGTTATATGAATATAATTTTATTCATGGAAATGATTTCTATGGTTCTTTTTTAGGAATTAAAAATGATTTCAAGATGAATATATTCGATGATTTGGAATATTTGGTTCAATCCGAGTTTTTTCATAATAAAAAAGGCACATTATTCCAAGTTGAAGATTTTTCGCATCTAATAAATGTGGAATCGGTTAAATTGAAGCCCATAAATATAGCTGGAAGTATTAAGTCACAATTGTCAGTAAAATCGCTGAACAATGACATATTTGAAGACATATTTGAATCTGGTGCGGATACCGATAAGGCTTTGCTAGCGGTGACAAATGCCGACACCGATACCGACAATAACTTTGTTAGTTTAGTTGACATGACAAATATAGATTTATTGGCTCCAGAGAATGTGAAGACTTCATTTCATTCTTCCTTTCATTCTTCCTCAAGTTGCTCTTCTAGAACATCGCATACAAATGACGATGATACCCAAATAGAAGATAATGACACACAGATAGAAGATGATTCTAAAATTGAAGGAGTTGATGATTTTAGCGAAGACGATGAAGATTATTCGACACTCACCGACGAAACAATTATGCTCACAATACCAAAGTTTCCAGTCCAAATTATTTGTATGGAACACTGCGACGACACATTCAATAACTTTATATTATCTGAAAACATATCTGATGAAGAGTGGATATCTGCTTTGATGCAAATCATAATGATATTACTCACATATCAACAGGCTTTTTCCTTAACACACAATGATTTACATACCAATAACATAATGTATACAACAACTAACAAAAAGTTTATTTATTATGTCTACAAAAAGAAGACATACAAGGTTCCAACCTATGGAAAAATATATAAAATAATCGATTTTGGTCGTGCAATATACAAATATGACGGCAAAATATTTTGTAGTGATAGTTTCCAAACAGGTGGTGATGCAGCAACACAATACAACACTGAGCCATTTTATAATTCCAATAAACCTCGATTAGAACCCAACTTTAGTTTCGACCTATGTCGTCTAGCATGCTCCATTTTTGACTATTTAGTCGAAGATTTGGACACAATAAAATGTCTGGAAAAGTGTTCTCCAGTTGTTAGAATCATAACTGAATGGTGTATTGATGATAATGGCATTAATGTATTATATAAAAACAATGGTGTTGAACGATATCCAGATTTCAAATTGTATAAGATGATTGCCAGATGTGTTCATAAACATACTCCTCAGGCACAATTAGACCGACCAGAGTTTAGCAAGTTTATAACTAACACTAAACAGGTGCCATCTACTGAATATCTAATTAATATTGATGATATACCATGCCATTGTTAAGCCATGCAAAAATCTAAAAAGTTGAGCCAAAGATTATTTAAACTTTTTAGAAATCTTGATATTACTAAATCTCGACATTTTAGATACTCAACATCAACATGGAACAATCTTTTGCTTCATTATTGGCTCAACTTTTCCCAAAAGTTGAAAAAAATTGAAATGATTTTCTATAATTAATTTTATTTATTATTTATAGAAACAAAAAATGACCGATTTATCAGATTTGTATTGTATTGTAAATTATGATGATTAT